AATCAATCTTTTTCGCCATTCAAAATTACTGATTTGGTAAGAATCCTTTTTGGTGAGGTTGTCCAATCCAATAAAATAGAACACATAGTTTTTACTCTTTTATTTTTATATTCATATATAACTGGAAAAGACATATAATGATTACCTACCATAAACTTTAATGATTCAAATAATGAAGGTAGTGTTTTTGTAATTCCTTTTAATTTTTTTAAAGTATCTTTTGCCATTATACCATCAACTGGATGACTATTAAAACCATACCAATCATTTGGAGCAAAATATTTATGTCCTTCAGGTAATCCTAATGCTTTTTCTAACTTTTCTGCACCCTTTCCAATAGACATTTTTCGTTCCATTGGTTTTAAGCTAAACACATTACGAACTTCAACAGTAGAACTCATATCTTCTTGAATTTGATCAAATTGCAACTTTTGTAGTGGCTGTCTATCTACATAATCCTTATACATAGCAATTTCTTTTTCTTGCTGTTTAATTTTATCTCTCTGTAAGTCTATTATGTAGGAAGCCTCTAGTGAGGTGCTATCTTTGTTGTTTTCTATATTCACTTGTTTGTTTCCTTTTTGTATGTGAATTGGTTGTTCCGCAACTACAACTTTTTCTCCTTCCCCTGAGATTAATGTTTTATACTTCCTTAATATTTTTCTTGGAATCCCTCTTCTCCTCCAATGAGTAATAGCAGGCTGTGTCATATCTAGTCTAGCTGCCAAATCCTCATCAGTATTAAGGTTAAAATAGCTCTTTAGCTGTTCTATAAATTCATCTGTATTAATCTGATTCATATTACAAATATTACTTTGTTTATTACTTTTTCATTACTAAGTTATGCTATTGGTAATCAATAAAACACTTTAATTACATAATAAAACTAAATATAAATAATGGAAAATCAAATAAAAACATATACTACACGCGAAATTGCAAAATATTTCAATGTTCACCCAGCAACAATTCGACTATGGGTAAAGTCAGGAAAGATCAAAGAAATCAATCTTGGCTACAGAACAAAACGCTATGACATCAGCGATTTAATAGTATAATAAAAGAGGTAATAGTATGTTAGAACAGGAACTACTACAATCACCTATACCAGTAGAAAGGCATGACCTTGCCAATGGAAGATGGTACTCACCATTAGAATCGTACTGGGAAGAACATTTCAAAGATGCACCGATGATATATAAGCGATCATCTACCACCTTTGAGAATGTATTAGATAAAGGTATAGGCTTTCACACATGGTTAGGTAACTCACCTACTTATGAAGCAGCTATGGACTACGCAAATAAGCGCGCAGCTATAGGAACAATCGTACATGACTACTGTGAACGCTTACTATTAGGTACAAAGATAGATTTTGAACAGCAACCTAAATGGCATAATAAAGATACCGATGAGTTAATCCCTGTTACTAGGGAGATGATTAAATACATTATGTCTTTTATGCAGTTTTGTGAGGACTCTCAGGTAAATGGAGAGTTTACAACAGAAGCTACAGAGATATGTATGTTTGACTTAGCAGCAGACTCAGAGGGCAATCAGTTACATCCCTGGGCAGGAACTGCTGATTGGGTAGTGCGCTTGGTCAATAAAAAAGGGAAAGAAGAAAGATGGATTGTGGACTGGAAAACAGGGAAACCATACAATGCACATCAACTTCAGCTTACCTCTTATAAGATATTATGGGAATCTTTATTCCCTGATTATCCGATAGATGGTGTAGCGTGTCTATACCTGAAATCAGGATGGCGTAAAGCACCTAATTATACTTTTAAGAAGTATAAGTGCGATGAAGCAACTTGGAAAAAGGTTGTAGAAGTCTCGGACTGGGCGAATAATAATCCTGTTCCGTCTTTTCCAAAGGATTTACCTACAACCTTCACATTAGTAAAAGAAGAAGAAGAACAGGAACAACTAAAGGAGTCAGCGTAATGGCTTTTGATAATACCAATAAGGGTGCTTTGTTTACCGCAAAAGAGCGTAAAACAGACAAGCATCCCCACATGACTGGGAAAATCAATCTTGATGGAAAAGACTATAGCTTATCTGCTTGGTCAAATCAATCAAAGAAAGGAGATAAGTATTTATCTCTAAAGGTTAGCGAGTTTCAAGCTAATCAACAAAAACAGGATGATGAACTACCCTTCTAAATCCATACCAGACTGTAATGGGCGGGCGCATCCCCGCCCTGAGCAGTTTGAGTACATGACTGCCGAAGAGCAAGCGGACTACTTCAAGGAGTTTGCGGAAACTACTTGTAAGTATTGTTCAGGTGATGGTGGTGTACTTGAGACTGAGTATGAAGATAGAGGGTACTATCAAGTACCACATGAATTTTTTGAACCTTGCGACTGTATAGATCAGGAGTAGTAACATGAAAACCACATACCATGCCTACCTTCAACGAAGCACTATTATACGGTAAACAAATAGAAAAATTAGTTCTCGATAGGATTCGAGAACAAGATCCGTTTGCTGTGCCAATTCCTGGCAAGTTTAAACAGTTTGATTTGTATTCACCTTCTACCAATACAAGGATAGAAGTAAAAAGTGACCAAAAGTCACAACACACCAACAATTTCTTAATCGAAACCTATATGTATCATAAACCATCAGGTATTCTGTCAACAGAAGCCGATATATGGGTGTTTTATGATGGAAAGAATTTAGTCTGGGTCAAGCCTGATAAGATTAAAGATTTAATATTAGAGAAAGGGTATCAACAAAGATTGATTACAGGAAAAGGAGATACAGAACCAAAACGCTGCTATCTCATCCCTACCCATGAAATTTATAGTATATCAACCAAAGTGGAGTCAATACATGAAGATCAATCCTAAAGATTTAACATGGATCAGAAAAGGTCTAGCAAGTGAAGTATTAAAAAGCAAAGCAGAGAATGATAAAGATGCAGTACAGGAAGTGCAGCAGTTATTGGATCGCTTGGATAACATGGAAAAAGAATTTTATAAAAACAATGCCCCACAACAAACAAATAACTAAACCTGTGAGTAAAACAATAAACGAGCAGGATATGATTATTGGAATAGTATTTAATAAAAAAGTTATTGGCAAATGTGATGTTTTCTTGCGGTTGGCTGCTAAAAGAAAACTGTGGGGCAAGATTTACAAATAAAGGAGAATCAAATGAAGTTTTGGTTACAGTCATTACAAGAAAATGCTTTTGATGTGTTTATTGTAACAATCGTTATCGTGTCTATCATTGCATATCACTATCTACAAAGATGGTTTTTAAATAAAAAATTTGAAAAGATAGAAGCAATTTTATTAGAAATCTTCGATGAGGTGGAAAAATGATACTGATTGATATACCTAGTTGGATGATAATGATTGGTTGGTTCTTTACCCAAATATTTAAGGTAGTAACCACCATGTTTATCTTGGTAATGAGTTTAAATAAAATAGATGTATGGAGAAATAAATGAGTAAGTGGCAGGTGTATAAAGATAAGAAGGAATTGCCTATATGTTGTGGTGTGTATGTGATGTATAAGGATGATCAGGTGATATACATAGGTATTTCCAAGAATGTACGACAGAGATTTACGAAACATAAGATAAAAGACTGGGATTATGTAAAGATGAAGCCTGCCACTACTTATGGAGCTGCACATGACCTAGAAGAGCAGTTAATTAAAAAGATTAAACCTCAACTAAATAGTCAAGGTAGCAATCGTATGCAGTTATCTACACGACATAGACTTACTGTGCAACCTGATGTATACCAACGATTTAGAACATTTTGTTATAGTCAAAACATAAAGATGAAAGAAACCTTGAATAAGATTCTTGAAGGGTTTTTGGATGCAGCAGAAAATGGCAAGTAAATCTAAATCAAAAGGAAATACGTATGAAAGGGAACTCGTAGAGCAACTTGCAAAAGCGGGTTACAAGGTAAAACGCGCTTGGGGATCAGATGGTAGAAGTATGGGGTTTACAGAAGATGTGGATATAGTGGCAAAGAAGGATAAAAAAACTTTGAAGATACAAGCAAAAAGAAGAAAAAGTATTCCTCAATGGTTAGCCTTCGGGAATTGTGATTTGGTGATGACCAGGGCAGACCGAGGAGAAACGGTGGTACTAATGAAAATGAAGGATTGGTTAAAATGAGAGATGAAATAGCAGTACATAACCCTGAAGCGATTGTTTATGACCCAAAAGAACTGGATGCTGCCATTTTAGGAGTAAGTCATTGTGGTAAGGTGGTATATAGCTATACCAAACTGGTGGAGTTATTCAAAGAAGTGAATGATTGGACAGATGAAGAGTCGGTGGAGTGGGTGCAGTACAATGTAGTCGGTGGATACTTAGGTAAGTTTAATCCAATCATAGTCTATGACTTATTACACGATTAACATAGAGATTAAAGAAAGACTTTCTTCCTCGCAGATTTTAGCTGAAATGCGCGAGGGAGCAATAGAATGGGGGTATTGCATAGGCAAAACTCCAACAAAAAGAGAAGAAGTACAGAAATTTGGTAACAATTACTACATGAAAGTAGGATATAAATAAGGAGATACAATGAAAGTAGATACATTTTTTAAGCTAAGTGATGCGTTTTTAGAAGAGTGTAAAAATATACAGATAGAAAAAGGTCGTGAATACACCGTTGATTCAAGTGACAAGTTCAAAAACTTTAAATCTATTGGTCAACGCTTAGACTTGGATGCAAAAATGGTAGCTTTAGTGTATATGTTAAAGCACATGGACTCAATACGCGCTTATATAATTTCAGGAAAAGAAGGATCAGAAGGACTCAAGGGAAGGTGTCAGGACTTAGTGAACTATGCAATTATGTTATGGGCGATGGATCATGAAGAAAAAGCATTTGAAAAGCTAGATAAAGAGATACATGAAAATCCATTAGGCGCAGGATTTGCCCATAAAGACCTGAAAGATGCCTGATTTTAAGTATTTCTATGAATATGAGGTAGGAGTAGAGCGAGTAAAATATCAAGGGGATCAAGGAAAGGGCAGTTGTCCACTTGGTACACATGAAGATGTAAAACCCTCTTTTTCTTTTAACCTTACCAATGGTCAATGCAAGTGTTTTAGCTGCGGATGGAAGGGAAATGCTTACCTACTCGCAAAGGCTTTAGACATGAAGAATCCTGAGAAGATGATTAATGGTGAAGCTCCTGTAAAAAACGGGCATATACACCCCGTTAAACGCGAAATAAAGAGAAGTTTGGATGCTATCGCGGGTAAGTATATAGAGAA